TGGGGAGATTTCTTGGGGTTACCTTCGGTAATTCTGGGAAGGTCTCGTGAACACCCCCACCCCCATAAACGTGCAGGATTCTATATATATATAATACCCCTGTGACATAATTAGAATTTTGAGAAGCTTTATCATCAGGGTAAATCTGGGAAATACTTGGGAAATAAAATGAGTAAAACACCTACCTAGTAATTATAAAATTTTACAAGGTTTATCATCAGACATAAACAAGCACTGTCCACAACCTTGGGCTACCAGGGCGGGCCTACGAGGTGGTATTGAGATAATAGTTGTATAAGGATAGAGGTAGAAGTATAATAGCTACAGTCAATAGATGTCGTATTGTCTTAGATACTTCTTTGAGGGGGCTTGCTAGGTTCTATATAGAGGAACATAGTATATGTACTACCCCCGAACCTTAAAGTAAGGTTAGTATAGCATGGATTTTTACAACACACAATACACAAACAAGAGATTACTTAATCACAAATTATTACAATTGGTAACATATGGACACTGAATTAGATATTGAAAGCCTTGAGGCATTAGCCTTACCTCCCGTTGCTGTGCCTAAAGCTTATGCAGACTTTGATAAAGCACTAAGTGATTACATACATGTTAAGTCAAAGACAGACCTGATAACCTTTGTACGTAAGACAGCACCTACACTAGTAACAGACTTCCACATGGGTAGACATATTGAACTACTATGTGACAGACTACAGAAGGTAGCAGACGGTGAGATTAAAAGACTTATGGTCTTCCTGCCACCACGTAGTTCTAAGAGTCTTATTACCAGTAAGATATTCCCTGCATGGTATATAGGCAGAGAACCTAACCACGAGATTATGTCTGTCTCACACAGTGACCAGCTGGCTAGTGACTTTGGTCGTAGCGTAAGGGACATTGTAAATACAGAGGACTTCCAGAAAACCTTCAAGGGTGTACAGCTACGTAGTGACGTTAAGGCAGCTGGTAAGTGGAAGACTAATCACAATGGCTCATACTATGCTGCTGGTGTCAGGTCACAGATTGCTGGTCGTGGTGCTCACTTAGCCCTGCTGGATGATGTGATGTCTGAAGAGGATTCTTTCTCTGAGGCAGGACGTAGGTATATTAAAGACTGGTGGCCTTCTGGTCTACGTACACGTCTTATGCCTAATGGTGCCATTATTATTATTAATACAAGGTATCACTATGATGACCTATGTGGTTGGTTATTGAAGCAGGAGTCAGACATCTCTGGTATACCATGGGAAGTTATTAGTATCCCTGCCTGGCTAGATGAGACAGCAGCAGAGCTACTGGGCTTGCCAGTGGGTAGTAGCTACTTCCCTGAGTGGAAGCCTGACCATGTACTACAGCTAGATGAGCAAGAGATTAGGTCAAGTAATGGCAGCAGGTACTGGGATGCTCTGTATATGCAGAACCCATCACCAGATGAAGGTGGTATTATTAAGAAGAAGTGGTTCCAGTGGTGGGAGTATGAGGACCCACCCTACTGTGAGTTTATTATTCAGACGTATGACACGGCGTTTTCCACCAAGAAAACGGCTGACTATAGTGTCATACAAACATGGGGTATCTTTAATCAAAGTCAAAGAGATGAGTTTGGTAATGAGTTTACTGTCCCCAATCTAATACTATTAGGTAATGTAAAGGAAAGGTTTGAGTATCCAGACCTAAGACGTGCAGCACAGCACCTATACCAGAAGCATAGACCAGATGTCTGTATCATTGAGAAGAAGGCATCAGGTCAGTCATTGTTACAAGACATGAGGCTGGCAGGCTTGCCTGTACTAGACTATCTGCCTGACAGGGATAAGGTATCACGTGTCTATGCAGCCACACCACTAATGGAGTCTGGTCGTGTCTACCTACCCAAGGGTAAGGAGTGGGCTAAGGATTTATACGATGAATCATTGGCATTTCCCAATGGAGCACACGATGACCAAGTGGACGCAATGACCATGGCCATCCATTATATGAGAGATAGTTGGCATGTCTCCCACAGTGAAGACCCTAGCTGGGAAGACGATTATAACCCAAGACGACAGAAGAGGGTTGGATACTGGCGCACTTGAGTGTATAATATAGGCAACAGCAATTAATCAAGGAAATTTAATATGGCAACTGAACGCAATCCATACGAAGTAGATGGTGGAAGAGAATACACTAATATGGAATTAGAGCTTGAGGATGTATCGTCTGCTGATGCAGCGATTACAGTAGACCCTGAGACTGGAGAGATTGAAGTAGACTTCTCTGGCGTAGCAGATGAAATAGAGATTGAGATTGGAATGGATTCAGAAGGGTTCTATCAGAACCTTGTAGAAATCCTAGATGAAGATACTTTAGATGACATAGGTAATATGGTCGTTGATAAGTTTGAAGCTGATAAAGATTCACGTGCTGAATGGGAGTCAATGTTTGAACGTGGTTTTGACCTACTAGGTCTGAAGCTGGAAGACACAAGCGAACCATTTGAGGGTGCCGCCACTGCAGTGCACCCACTACTAATTGAATCAGCAGTTAAGTTCCAAGCTAAAGCATCTACAGAACTGTTCCCATCTAAAGGACCAGTCAAGGCACAGGTACTAGGGGAAGCAACACTAGAGAAACAACAACAAGCTAATCGTGTTCAGAACTTTATGAACTATCAGGTAACAACACAGATGCCTGAATACTTCGATGAGTTTGAGCGCATGTTGTTCCACCTACCACTTATCGGTTCAGCAATAAAGAAAGTATACTATGATGCAAGTCTTGAGCGTCCTGTATCTGAGTTTGTTCCTATTGACCAGTTCTATGTATCTTACTATGCAACTGACCTACGTAGAGCAGACCGCTATACACATGTAATCTATCGTAGCCCTGTAGACTTGGCTCGTCAGATTGATGCAGGTATGTATGCTGATGTTGATTTACCTAAAGCAGGTATGCCTTCTTTGTCTGGCATGGCAGAGAAGATGGACAATGTTCTTGGTTTGTCTCCTGCCTCAGACAATGACCCACAATATGTATTGCTTGAGCAGCATTGTTATTTAGAGATACCAGAAGATGTACGGCACAAAGGTAATGTTGCCTGTCCATACATTGTAACTGTAGAACAAACATCAGGCAAAGTATTATCTATTAGACGTAACTGGGCAGAAGACGATGATAAATATGTTAAGAAAATGCACTTCACACATTACCGATATGTTCCTGGCTTTGGTTTCTATGGTCTTGGTCTCATTCACTTTCTTGGTAATCTTACTATGTCTGCTACTGCTGCTATGCGTTCATTGCTTGACGCTGGTCAGTTCGCTAACCTTCCAGGTGGTTTCAAAGCTAAAGGTGTACGTATGGTGGGTGACAATGACCCTATTGCTCCTGGTGAGTTTAAGGAGGTAGAAGCAACAGGTATGGACTTATCTAAGTCTATTATCCCACTACCATTTAAAGAACCATCGCAGACACTGTTTAATATGCTTACCTTTGTAACACAAACAGGACAAAGATTTGCTGACAGCACTGAGCAAGTGATTGCAGACAGTGGTGGCTATGGTCCTGTAGGTACAACGATGGCATTGTTAGAAGCTTCAAGCAAGTTCTTCTCTTCAATCCATAAGCGTTTACATAAAGCACAGGGTGATGAGTTTAAAATTCTAGCACGTATTGATTCTGAATACTTGCCAGATGAATATCCATATGACCTACCAGGCTTATCAGAAAAGATTCTACGTTTAGACTTTGATGGACGTATAGATATTATTCCAGTATCTGACCCGAACATTCCATCTAATGCACAGCGTATGATGCTTATCCAAATGGTACAGCAGATTGCTGCTCAGTCAGAGCCTGGCATGTTTGATATGGAAGCTATTAATCGTATGCTTCTTACAACTGCTAATGTTCCTGATGTTGAGAAGCTAATGCCTCTTAAGAAGGACGCTGTGGCTCAAGACCCAATGTCTGATATCAGGTCAGCAGCACAAGGCAAACCAATCAAAGCATTTACTGGTCAGAACCATGATGCACATATTGCAGTTAAGACTGCCTTCTTGCAAGACCCAACCAATGCAAAGAATCCTACAATGCCTCGTATTGCTGCTGCACTACAGGCTAATATTTCTGAGCATGTTATTATTAAGTACGAAGAACAACTTGGTGGTCTTATGCAACAAGCAACACAACAGATTGCTGCTAACCCAGAGATGGCTATGCAAGTACAACAACAGCTTGCCTCAGCTCCTGAACCAGAAGCAATGGTACAGGCACAAGCTGCACAGCAACTACTACAGATGCACCAGCAGATTATGCAGGGTGGTCCTATGTCTCCTGAACAACAGATGGTTCAGATGGAAGGACAACGCATTCAGGTTGAAGCACAGAAAAATCAAACACAAGCTGCCAAGGCGCAGGTTGATGCAGCACTTAAAAACCGTGCACTTGATTTGAAAGAGCAAGAGATTATGATGGATGCTCAAGAGGCAGGCATGGATAAACAATTAACCATAATGCAGAAAGAAGAAGACCGTAGTAACAAACGTGCTATCGAAGCAATGAAACTATTGGGTGACCTTCTTAAAGCACAAGATGCAAATGAAATTGAAGAATCTAAAATAGCTGGCAACTTGTTAATGGATATAATTAAAACAGGTGGTATTAATTAGTGTTATATGACGAGTTAGTTCGAGAACTACAAAAAGAAATTGAAATAATAAAAAATTCGCTTGCGTATGGAACCGCTTCAGACTATGCTAGTTATCGTGAGACAGTTGGTACGATAACAGGGATTGAGAAATCAATAGGTCTTGTAAAAGACTATCTCAACAAGTATATAGAAGAGGACTAAACAAATGCGAGCAGGCAGCAATGCACTTAAAAACGATGAGTGGATTACAGATGAAAATGTTGAAGACCCAAAAGTATTACCAGAAATTCCAGGATATCACTTACTTGTACGTCCTGTCTCTGTTAAGCAGACAACAAAGGGCGGTATTATTCTTCCTGACTCAACCAAATCGGACATGGCTTATCTTACAACAGTGGGTCGTGTAGTTAAGGTTGGTAACCTAGCATACAAGGATGACAAGTTTGATGGCAAACCTTGGTGTAAGGAGGGAGACTATGTTTGCTATGGTAAACATACAGGCGATAAGTTTTTGTATAAAGGTATCCAGTTCCTACTTATCTTTGACGATGCTGTTAAAATGGTAGTGGAAAGTGCTAAGGACTTAGACCCTACATTTAACTTATCAAATTAATTTACAGTGTTGCTATTGTGACACAGTAATTTATACTATATAATATATCACATCAGCGTTATTCGTCTTATTCGCTGAGGACGTTAAACAGGAGAATAAAAAATGTCAGAGACTGAATGGTCTACTATTACACCTAATGAAGGTGAATCCCAAGAAAAAATTGAATTTGAAATCGAAGGACAGGAAGAAGAAGCACAAGCAGAAACTCCAGAGGTCCAAGAAAAAGTAGAGGTAGAATCCGATACTACAGAAGAGGCTCAAAGTGAAGAGCAAGAAGTTCCAGAAGAAAAAGGTGTTGAAACCTCTGGTGCTCAAAAAAGAATTAGACAGCTAGTTGCTCAAAAGAAAGAGCGTGAAGCTGAGATTGAAAAACTACTAGAGCAGAACAAGCAATATCAACTTGAACTACAACAGCAAAAAGAAGAATACTTTGCAGCAGTAGGAAGTAACTTAGAAAACTCTGAGTTACAAGTTAAAGAGAAACTATCAATTGCACGTGATGCCTACAAAAGAGCTATTGAAAGTGGTGAGGCAGACCTTATCCTACAAGCTCAAGAGTATTTAAATAATGCACAGTTAGATGTTACTCGTCTAGCAGATGCAAAGAAACAATATCAAGCTCTTACTCCTGCGCAGAAGAATGCAATTGCAGAAGAGCAAATACAGGCTCAACCTCAAGCCCCTGCTGAAAACTACAATGGATATGGACTTAAAGCATATCAGTGGGCAGCAAGCAACGAGTGGTTTAATACCGACCCTATCCTTACAAATGCAGCATTAGTTATTGATGCGCAACTTAAGGAAGAAGGTTACGACCCAGAGGAAGACGAGTTTTATGCGGAAGTAGATAAGCGTCTTGCTGATAACTTCCCTAACAAGTTTGGTGCACCTGCAAAGGCTGTTGCCGAAACCCCCGTAACGAAGCCTACGTCATCGGCTTCTCAGGTAGTAGCTGGAGCCTCGCACACTTCAGCAGCCCCGTCAAGTAAAAAGGTTAAGCTCTCACAAGAAGATGTACGCCTTGCAAACAAATGGGGTATTACGCTTGAACAGTATGCCGCCGAAAAGTTGAAGGTCGAATCGGCTGGAGACGGTGAATATACAACAATTAATCGATAGCTGCGAAAGGATACATACACTTATGGCACGAAATACAACACGTGAAAGCCAGACTCGTGAACTGGAAACAAGAGAAGAAGACGATTATGAATACCGTGAACCGAACCTTTTAGATATTCCTGATTCAATTAAGAATCGTTTTGAAGACCAAGGAATGACACTTCGCTGGATACGTATATCCCTTAAAGGTGCGGATGACTACACTAACGTTGGTAAACGACTAGCCGAAGGCTGGCAGTTTGTTTCTCTTGATGAGGTACCTGAAATGGGACACACTTCTATGGTTAGAAATGAAGGTCGTTATTCAGGTACAGTTTGTCGTGGTGACTTGGCTCTTGCTAAATTGCCAATCAAACGTGCACTATCACGGCAACGACATTTTGAAAACGCTTCTGCAGAAATGGTCGAAGCAGTTAACTCTCAACTTGAGGGTGCTGGTGACCGCAGGATGCCGATTCGAAATCAAAGCAAAACTAACGTAACTAAAGGACGTTCGGCTAAATTCGATTAAAGATATTTAACGACAGCCTTGGTTACTAATTTTAAAATTTAATCTTTGAAGGAGATATAAAAATGAGTGCAACTAAACAAGCTCGTGGTCTTGTTCCTTCTCGTATTCGTGGCGCAGGTTACAACAGTGCAGGTACTAATGAGTACAGCATTGCTTCAGGTGCCGCCGCTAGCATGTACACAGGACAACCTGTTCGTGTATCAGCTGGCTACGTAGTAGCTCTTACCTCTGCTGGTGAGTCTACTGACGGTGTATTCCAAGGCTGTCGCTATGTAGAAAACGGGGAACAAAAATTTAAAGCCTATTGGACAGGCGGTACATCAGCTACCGATGCTGTTGCTTACGTGATTGACAACCCATCACAAACTTACATCATCCAGTGTAACTCTACCATCACGCAAGCTGCTGTTGGTCAGAACGTAGCTGTATCAGGTGTCGGTGGCGGTTCGACCTTTACTGGTCAATCTGCTATGGTCGCTAAAGCCTCTACTGTAGGCACAGGCGTACTAGACCTGAAAATCATTGGTGTAGTAAATGAACCAGGCAATGCCGTTGGCGATGCTTATACAAAAATTGAAGTTACTCAAGCTTTACATTCTGACAATTTCCGTCAGGTCTATGTAACTGCTCCAGTAACCTCTACAGATGGTAACTAAGGGAGATATAAAAAATGGCTATTAATAGAGCAAGTATTTCAAAAGAGCTACTCCCTGGCCTCAACGCCGTATTCGGTCTTGAGTATGGGGAAGTCTCTGACGAACATGCACCGTTGTTTGAAATTGAAAATTCAGACCGTGCATTTGAAGAAGAAGTTCTCTTCACAGGCTTCGGCACTGCACCTGTTAAAGGTGAAGGTGCTGCAGTATCATATGATGACGCACAAGAAAGCTACACAGCTCGTTACACACACGAGACTGTCGCCCTTGGCTTCGCTATTACTGAAGAAGCAATGGAAGACAACTTGTATGACACATTCGCTAAACTACGTGCCAAAGGTCTGGCCCGTGCAATGGCGAACACCAAACAAGTTAAAGCTGCCGATGTATTTAACAACGGCTTTAACACTTCATATGTAGGTGGCGATGGTAAACCATTGTTCTCTGCATCACACGCTACGATTGGCGATGGCAACCAAAGCAACCTGCTTTCTGCCGCTGACCTTTCAGAAGCATCTTTGGAAACTGCATTGATTTCAATTTCGAAAATCAAAGATGACCGTGGTATCTTGGTTGGAGCGCAAGCTGAAAGCTTACACATCCCATCAGACCTCGCATTCACTGCAGACCAAATCTTGAACTCAGCGTTGTCAACGACTGTAGTTACGAACAGCACGACTGGCGTAACGAATGTCAACGACATCAACAGCATCCGTAACCAAGGTCTAGTCCCTGGTGGTTTCTATGTGAACCGCCGCTTTACCGATACGAATGCTTTCTTCATCAAGACTGATTGCCCGAACGGAACAAAAATGTTTGTACGTTCACCGCTTCAGACTAAGATGGAGCCTGACTTCGACACAGGTAACCTTCGCTTTAAGGCCCGTGAGCGTTATGCTTTCGGTTGGTCTGACTGGCGTGGGTTCTTTGGTAACGCTGGTGCATAAGCACTAACTTACTAAAGACTAAAAATAGGAGGGCGTGGGAGTTGTATCCTGCGCCCTTTTTTAGTATAATATAGCTATTATAGTTTTTATACAGGAGCAAACAATATGTCGGCAAATCTTAGAGTAGCATATGTTACTGCCACTACTACGTTAGTTAACACAGCTGTAGATACAGTAAGCGGTGTAACCGTAACAGATACACGGATTCGGGGCGTACATGCTCAGGGTGTAGGAGAGTTTATTATTACTGGTACTTCACTAGACCCATTTGGTAACACAACAGGTGGCATCATTAAGTTTACTAATACATCTAATTCAGATATTACAGAAGCCTATCTTACAGATAACGGTGTTCGTATGGCTGGGCCTGTAGTTGTCCAGTGTCCTACCACCGCATCAACGGTAACAATCTATTATGGCTAATTACACATACCTAGTCAATGATATTATAGAAGCAACTGAGAACGAAGGTTCTGAGTTTATCTCTTATATTCCTAAAATGGTTAATCGTGTTGAGGAACGACTAACTAAGGCATTGGATGATTATGGTCTGGTAACTGCAACATCTATTACACTTACGTCAGGTACCAATACATATACTCTTCCAACAGGAACACGTATTATTAAGAATATTAATATTGAAGAAGCAGGTAGCAAAATAAATCTACTTCAAAGAACAGATGAATTTATTAATGACTACTGGCCAGTAAGCGCAGAGACAGGAACACCTAAGTATTATGCAAGGCAAACAAATAGCAACATTATCTTTGCTCCTACTGCAAGTGCTACTTATAGTGGCAAACTTGTCTATGTCGTTAAGCCAGCAGCTTTAACAAGTGCTAATCAAAATAACTATTATAGTGATTATTGCTACGATGCTTTGTTTTATGGTTGCATGATTGAAGCAACTAACTTTATGAAGAACTATACTGTTACTCAAGTATATGAACAGCAGTATCAAAATGCAGTTGAAGGACTTCGCAATCAATCAAGACGTACACGCCGTGATGACATGGAAGCTAATGCTTCTCCTGCAGGTGGTGACAATACAATTGGAGGAGGAAACTAATGAGTAGTGCTCTTATTAAAGCTTTACTTAAGCAAGGTAAAAAAGGAGCAGCTGAAAAAGATTTCGGTAAGCGTGCAGTTGCTCAGGTTATTCGCCGTGATAAAGCTAAAGCAGAAAAAGAAATGGCTAAAAGAGTTGCCGATAAAGCTGGTGCAATGCCTAGCATTAAGAAAGAAAAGATGTCTAAGCAACAAAAAGCTACTGCTGCTTTTAAACGTGCTGAAGCCAAAGCAAAGAAACTTAAAGATACTCCTCCTAAGAAACCAGTACAGGTACAGAAAGTTAAAAGCAAAGAAGCACAAGCAATGCTTGATGACGAAATGCGCCGTGAACTTAGAGGTGAAACTGTTAAGGCAAGACGTGAGCGTCTTAAGAAGGCTACTGATAAAAAGAAACAACGTAAAGCTCGTAAGTTAACTGAAGGTCGTGAGTCTAGTGAAGAGTTTGAAGCACGTATGTCTCGTGAAGCTCGTCAAGGCGGTGGTCAGGATGTGGGTCGCCGTAAAGCTAATCGTGGTTCAGCCTCTGACCCTCTATATGAATATGAGGCAGGTCAGGCATCTTCTTTCTTACGTGGTAAAGATAAACCATTCTTAGATGAATATGAAAAAGATTTGGTTGATATAGTGTCAAGAAAGAAAGGCGGTAAAGTTTCTCCTCGTGGTTGCGGCAAAGCTTTACGTGGTTATGGTAAAGCTATGAAAGGTGGTAAGTAAAATGTCCATGAGAAAAAAACTTTTAGAAGGTATAATTAAACCTAAAGGAACTAGAGCAGCTAAAGAAATAGAAGCTTCTAAAAAAAATCGTGAAACAATTAGTAGGCTTGCTAATCAAAAACGCATAGCTAAATCTGGTCAGTCTGCTGTTTTACCAGCAGCAAAAGCTTCTGTAAAAAAAGCAGTTAAAGGTTCTAACAAAGAAACAGGAAGCAAAAGAATTGTAGGTACAAATCAAATAGGTAAAAAACCTGTTAAAGAAATGACTAAGCTTGAGAAACAAGATTATGATTTTGAAGGTTTTAATAAAGGATTAAAACGTTCTCTTATAGATAAGGCTAGAAAAGGTGAATCAGCAGTATATCAAGGAACAGACTATAGCTTCATGCTTTCTGAATTACGTGGTATTAAACCCAGAGGAGAAAAGAAAGCTTTAAAAGAACGTCAAAAAGCAAATGTAGAAGAAGTAAAAAAGCGTCAGGCAGGAACAGTTAATAAAAGAGAAGGTGGTAAAATTAATACATCTAAGAGGTATAGAATGAAACCACGTAATAAAGAAACAATGTCTCCTACGGACGCAATGAGAGCTAAATTAAAAGGCAGAGTTTCTACAGGTACTTCTAAGTCGTCTCCTGCGGCACCTTCTTTAACAACTCCTAAAGAAACGTCACCTAAAAAAACATTTACTAAGAAAAAAGAATTTATGTATGGAGATAAACTACCAGAAACAAAACCTAAACAAACATTTGGTCAGGCTTTTGCAGCTGCTCGTAAAGCTGGTAAAAAAGAATTTATGTATAATGGTAAACCATATCATACACGTACAAAAGAAGAAGAAGCTAAAAGAAAAAAATCAGGAACAGTTAATAAAAGAGCAGGTGGTAAAGTAAGTAAACCTAAAGGTTGCGGTGCTGCAACACGTGGTTATGGTAAAGCAATGAAAGGAAACAAATAAAATGGTATTACCTCTATTATTAGGCGGAGCAGGTGCAACAGCAGCTGGAAAACTCTATGAAGCTTTTGAAAAAAAGAAAGACAAGAAAAAGAAAAAGGCTTACGAAGCTGGTAAAGCTGCTGGTATGGCTGCAGGCATGGAACAAGCAGGCATGGAAAATGTAGGCGGTGGAGCAGGCATGTCAGTTAATCGTAAAAAGGGCGGTAAGCTTGGTGGCGGTTCTTCATGTAAGAAAAGTATGAAGATGAAAAAAGGCGGAAAGATGGGTTCAAAACCTCGTGGCGTTGGCTGTGCACAACGTGGTTACGGGAAAGCAATGAAGTAATAATGTCTAACGCTAAAGAAACATTTTCTTTTTATCAGAAACTTGCTAAGCTAGAAGCTGTAGGTTACAAGGATAGACTTAAGAAGATGTATAAAGAACAAGGGAAGGCTACTAAAAATGGAAAAGAAAAGTAAACCTATGGTTGGCACAACTAGCAGAGGAACCACACGTGGTACTCCTGAGCAGGGTGATGCAGCATACAAACGTAATCAAGAACAAATGAAACAGTTTGATGACTACATGAAATATGTTGAAGAACAGCTTTCAGATAACCGTGGAGGCAAACGTAACTAATGCCACTTTCTAAAGGTAAAAGTCAGAAATCTATTAGCAAGAATATTAAGATGCTAAAGAAAGAAGGCCGCCCACAGAAGCAGGCTGTTGCTATTGCTTTGTCTACTGCTAAGAAGAGTAAGAAGAAAAAGAAATGACTACTTACACTAAACCTTCTCTACGTAAGTCTGTTGTTGCTCGTGTCAAAGCAGGAACAAAGGGCGGTGCAGCTGGTCAGTGGTCAGCACGTAAGGCTCAGTTAGCAGCACAGGCTTATGAGAAAGCAGGCGGTGGTTACAAGGGTGGTAAAGGAAAGAAGCAGAAATCTTTAAGTAAATGGACAAAAGAAGAATGGGGAACCAAAAGTGGTAAGCCAAGTACGCAGGGCAAGAAGGCAACTGGCGAAAGGTACCTACCAAAGAAGGCAAGGGCCGCACTCTCAAAAGCAGAGTATGCGAAGACTTCGGCAGCAAAAAGAAAAGGAACTGCACAAGGAAAACAGTTTGTTAAGCAACCTAAAGCTATAGCAAAGAAAACAAGTAAGTATAGGAAATAATAATGGCAGTAGATTATAGAGGTGAAAAGTTTTCAGGTTACAACAAACCAAAGCGTACACCTGGACATAAAACTAAAAGTCACGCAGTCTTAGCCAAAGAGGGAGAGAAGGTTAAGCTGGTAAGGTTTGGTCAACAAGGTGTCAAGGGTGCTGGGAAAAACCCTAAGACAGCTAAGGACAAAGCACGTAAGAAATCTTACTACGCTCGACACGATGCACAAGGTAAGCCTACTACAAAACTAAGTCCAAAGTACTGGAGTCATAAAGTTAAGTGGTAAGTTTCCTTCTGGAGAGAAAGGAAAAACATGGAGCCAATAACTGCAGTGCTAACAGGTATAGCACTTGTTAAGCAATCTGTAGAGTTTATTAAATCTAATATCGAAACCGTCAAAGATATTGGAGAAATTGTAGGGGCTATTGATGGATTATTAGACGGTGAGACGCAGGTACAACAAGAAAGATTTGGAAATAAAAGCATTATTAGCTCGCATAAATCAGCAGCATCTGATATAATAGATGCGAAGCTGGCGCAAGAAGCACTAAGTGAAATGCGGTCGCTAATAAATTTCAGGTTCGGACCAGATACATGGAAGACTATTGTAGACGAAAGAGCCAGAAGATTACAGGAACATAAGGAGCTAGTAGCTAAAGAACGAAAGATTAAACTACAAAAGAAAAAAGAACTTCAGAAGGTAATGACTTATGTAGGTTTGGGAGTAGGTTTTCTTTTATTAATAGCAGCTTCAATATTTGGATATATAGAATTAGCATAATGATAAATAGGTCTAGTGTCAGTCAGCAAGTTAGTAAACCTGGAAGAAAGGTAGGTGGTCCGAAGAAGAAGCGTTCAACCAGCCCTAAGAGTCCAAGAGGTTCTAAGGGACATATTAGAACTAGCTTGTCGGCTGGCCCTAGGCAAAAAGCAGCGAGACGACCATGATTATAAATAGTAAATGCCAGCAGCCTAACTATAGCTGGCTAAAGTTAAAGAATAAAGAACAGTTTAAAATACACCATGTATGTTTTGGATGTTCAGAAAGACCTTGTAATAAAGAGACATGTCAGTGTGACTGTCATAAGAAGGAGAAGTAAATGGCAACATCAGGTACATATAGCTTTAGCATGGACATAGATGAAGTAATCGAAGAAGCTATGGAGATGATTGGTGGAGAAGCTACACTTGGTAATGAACCAAAGTCTGCTCGCCGTTCTATTAACTTACTTCTACAAGACTGGCAGAACCGTGGTATTCAGCTATGGACTGTGGGTACAACTACTGTTACTGTAACTACAAGTGTTACATCTTATACTCTTGGTAATGAGAATGTAGATGTACTAGAAGCAGTAGTAAGTCGTAATGGTATTGACCTACAACTTGAGCGTATTAGCATGGAGGAGTATCTCAAAGTTCCACGTAAAGGGCAGACAGGTCGTCCTACTCAGTTTGCTGTACGCCGTGAGCGTGATGCGTCTAAAGTATTTCTATGGCCTGTACCAGAAAATAGTACAGATAAAATTAAGTTTGAAACATTTAAATACTTTGAAGATGTAACAAGGTCTTCACAGACTGCAGATATATCTCGTAGGTTCTATCCTTGCTTAACTGCAGGTACAGCTTACTTCATGTCAATGAAACGTCCTGGCGTAGACCCTGGGCGTATTACTATGATTAAACAAGAGTATGAAGAAAGACTTATGAGGGCACAGGAGGAAGACAAGGAACGTGCAAGTATGTTTATACTTCCTCGTTTAAGGTAATTATTATGGCAGCAAGAAGAACATTAGGTCTATGTGATATCTGTGGGTTTAGATATCCATTAAAGAGTTTAAAGAAAAATAGTTATGGTATGATGGTTTGTTCCATGGACTACGAAGGTAAATATGATTTGGTAAACCATCCACAGAATAGGATAGCTAAAGTTTCAGATGACGAGAATGTTAAAGACGCAAGACCTCAAGTACCATCAATGGTTTCTGCAGTTCCCGTATCAGCTTGGTTGCCTCCATATCCGTAGGGAAGTAAATGGCAAAAGGAAAACATGTTAGAGCTGAGTGTGATATTTGTGGGTTTGCTTATAGAAGGAGCTTACTACGTAAGAACAGCTATAACTTATGGGTATGCCCAAGTGATTGGGATGGTGGATATGATAGAGTTAACCACGCCCAGAACAAGTCGCCTGACTTAAGAGACAATAGTCAGTATGTAATAAACGCACGACCCGACCCTAACATTGATAGGAATATTAAATGGGAAGATGCAACTGAAGTTTATACCACTATTTATCAGTGGGAACTTGTAGATAAAAGGTGGAATACAGTATAATGACAGACTTAACTGGTAAACTAATTGCTAACTCCTATAAAGACCTTCTCACTATTAACTCTAGTGCAACAAATGAAGGTGTTGATGGTACTCTTCGTAGAGTACAGGATGGCTCAGGAACTAATACTGCATTAGAACTTTCTCAAAACGCAGCTAAGATTTACGGTGATGTAGACATTACTGGTACACTAGATGTAGCAGCAATTAATCTTAATGGTTTAGATGTCAGTGCTATTAATGTAGTAGACCTTTCTGCTACTAATATTAATACAACAAACATCACAGTAAATGGTGACGGTGTAGCTACAAGTGCTGCACTTACATCTGTTGAAGCAATTATCTCAAGTAACATTGTATTTGTTCTTAATGCACAGGCATCTGTGCTAGGTGTATTAGCAAGCTTAGCAGCTGTAGATACTAACTTACAAAGTAATATTAATCAGGTATCAGCTGTAGCTGCTCAGAATACAGTACAAACAAGTATCAATGCTGTACAGATAGGATTAGCTCAAACATCTATTGCAGCTAATGCTTCAGCTATTCTAGCTAATACTTCAGCTATTGCTCTTAATGCTACTGCTATTAATAATGTATCAGCTGCACTGGTATCCACCTCTGGCGTTTTAACAACTAATATTAACACAGTTTCAGCAGGGTTGTCAACAGCTAATGTTAGCATTGCGGCAAATAGTTCTGCAATTGCTGTAAATTCTGCGGCGATTACATCTATTAATGGAGTGATAGGAACTTTAGCAAGTGCTGGTACATCTGCCACTTTAGAAAGCCGTATAGCTGCTGTAAGCTCTACAATGGCAACAAGTATAGCTAATAGTAATTCTGCTATTACAGCCTTATCTGCTACACTTGAAAGCCGTATAGATACTGTAAGCTCAACTATGGCTACAAGCATTAGTAATAGTAACTCTGCTATTACTGCCTTATCTGCAACTATGGCTACAAGTATTAGTAATAGTAATTCTGCTATTGCTGCCCTATCTGCAACTATGGCTACAAGCATTGCCAATCATCTGCCTCTAGCAGGTGGGACAATGACTGGTAACCTTATTTTAAATGCTGACCCCACAGTAGACCTTGGTGCTGCTACTAAACAATATGTAGATAATCTTACTGCAGCAGGCATTCACTTCCATGAGGCAGTTCGATTTGAACAGCCAGGACCAGTATCTGCTACTTATGATAATGGTACAGATGGTGTAGGTGCTACGCTGACTAATGCAGGCACACAATCTATATTAATAGTTGATGGTGTAACAGCTGTTAATGATGACCGTATTCTTATTTATGAACAAGTGTCAGCTACACAAAATGGTGTATATGTAGTTACAACTATTGGTTCACCTAGTACTAACTGGGTACTTACACGTTCTTCAGATACAAATACTGCAGGACCTGGTTCTTCTACTCAACTAGATTCAGGCTCTTATTTCTTTATTACTGAGGGTAATACAGGAGCAGGTGAATCTTATATCTGTAACGTAGATACATCTATTGTCTTTGGTACTACTGATATTACATTTGTACAGTTTAGTTCAGCTATACAGTATACAGCAGGAACTAACATTAACATATCAAATGACCGTATTATTTCTACATCAGGTGTACCTACTAATGCTGAGTTAGCTGCAGTCTCTGCAACATTGGCTACAAGCATTGCTAACGTATCTGCTACATTAGAAGGTAGGATTGCTGCAGTTTCTGCGCTTATTCCTACATCATTAACACAACTTGGTATTAGTGATGGAACAGCTGGTCAATATTTACAAACAGATGGTAACAATGTATTTACATTTGTCTCCATAGCAGCAGGAGGTGGCTCTGGAACAGTAACAAATATTAAAGCTGGTTCTAATATCTCTATAACAGAGGCAGGGACTACAGTTACTGAGACAACTACAAGTGCCACTATTGCTGTGACTGCTAGCCCTACATTCTCTAGTGCAGTAATTACTGGTGACTTAACAGTTGATACAAATACATTATATGTTGATAGCGCAAATAATAATGTTGGTATTGGTACTATAACTCCAAATACTTTGTTGGACGTAGAGTCAAATACAGCATCAGAAATTAGAGCTGTTAGAGATGGTGGAAGGTCTGTCAACATTTATGCTGATGGAGTAAATGCAATACTTGGGTATAATACTGGAGAACTAAGAATCGGTGAAACCACCAGCACCATTTCTTCTAATTTTACAGAACGTATGCGCATTGATAGCAGTGGAAATGTTGGAATTGGTATTACATCCCCAAGTGCTGACTTGCATTTGTTTAAAACAACTGGTGACGTTGGTATTAATATCCAATCAAGCGCAACAATAAACGCAAAAGCATTTATTAACCTTTATGGAAGGGATGGGTCAAACGTCAACCAGATTTGGAAGATTGAGAATAATGCACATGCTTTAACATTTAATGATGATGGCACAGAGCGCATGAGACTTGAAACAGATGGTGACCTACATGTCGATGGTAACGTAGTTGCTTACTCTACTACTATATCTGATAAGCGTCTTAAGAAAAACATCCAACCTATTGAAAATGCCTTGTGGAAAGTAAGCCAAATCAATGGCTGTACCTTTACATATCTTAAAGATGACCGTAAAAGCGCAGGCTTGATTGCTCAAGACCTTGAGAAAGTTTTACCATCTGCTGTTATTGAAGACAAGGCAGTATTCCATGGGGAAGAGGGAGAGACTTATAAGACTGTACAGTATGACCAAGTTATTGGTTTGCTTGTAGAAGCTATCAAAGAGTTGAATGCTAAAGTTGAAAGGTTAGAGAATGGCTCTTCCAGCTAGCGGCCAAATAACATTAAATGAAATACATGTTGAAGCTGGTGGTACATCAACTACTGAAGTTACTATCAATGATGCAGATGTTCGTGCGCTTATTGGTGCATCATCTGGTCAAGCTAACTTATCCTTTGCAGACTTTTATGGTGCGAGTGCCACTGTAACAATTAACATTACTCTTACAGGTAATACTAATAACTATAATATATTTAATAGTAAGGGTGGTACATATGTTGCAGGTAAGACAATAGTTAATCTAACTATTAACTCTGGTGTTACAGTTGGTTCTACCTCTACAGGTACTTATGCCTTAGATACAGGAACTGGTTGGGCATCTGGTGATGTAATTAATATTGTAAACAATGGTACTGTTAAAGGCCGTGGTGGTAATGGCGGTAAGGGTGGGGATGCTGCGTATGGTGTGTCTGTTCAAAATGGTGCTGCAGGTGGAACAGGTGGTCCTGCTTTCCGTGCGCAGTTTGCCTGTACATTCACAAACAACGGCTCTGTCTATGGCGGTGGTGGTGGCGGTGGTGGAGCTGGTGGACGTTATTTTAGTACTTCTGTAGGTAAAGTCACTACTTTTTATGTAGATGGAGGAAACGGCGGTGGCGGTGGAGCTGGTGTAAACGGAGGTAGCGGAGGAGGAGGAGGAACTGCAAGCGGTGGTCCTAATGGTACTATTCGAACAAATGGCAACTCAGGCTCTAATGGTACTTCAACAGCTGGTGGGGCTGGAGGAACTAGTGATAACCTTGGTGGTGGCGGTCTTGTTGGAGGTGCTGGTGGTGGTTTAGGAGCTAACGGTTCAGCAGGGACAGCCAATACTTTTAATAATACTACAGCAGCTACACCAGGAGCAGGAGGGACACGTGGATTCTATCAAGTAGGTGCAGCAAGTATTAATGGTGGTTCTGGTATAGGTGGAACAGTAGGTGGTAGAAGTTCTTAGTTGACATTAATTAATATAAAGGTTATAATAGTAAGATGAATTATAAAATACATGTATCAGGTTATATTGAAGAAACACAACAATTGCTTGTATCTTTTTCTAGTGATGACACAAAGCTTGAAGCTAAAGACTATCAGTCTATGGCTTTTGATATTGTACCTTATGGTGATATAAGCATTGAAGAAATTTTAAAGAATATCGCTAGGCAAGCTCCTACTGTTTGTCAAGACATTGTTACTTATGAATCTATTACGAATAACGATAAGAAATCAGAAGAGTTTAGAAATTTAATTGGACAGAGTTTTGATTATGATATTTCTGATTTATTTATACTAGATAGAGCAGTAATAGAAAAAGAGTTGACTAAAGATGTAAAGGAAAGCGAAGAAATATAATGACTGTTGAATCTACTATTACTTTTGAAACTCCAGAAAATACTGATAATATTATTTTAGTAGCTGCTGCTTTTAATATTCAAAAGGGACAGTTTATGAGTAGGGATGATGCTCGTGATATCCCGCATAATAAAACAAAGATAATAAATCATCCTACTATTTCTGGATTAATTAAGACGGGTGAAAATCATCTTATGACTAAAGGTCGCATACGTATGATTTTTACACTAGATAAAGATATAACGACAGAACAGATTCAAAATTATATTACATATATTGAATCAGATTTAATTAATGGTAAGGCTATTTATGTAGAAGCAGCTAATGAACTACATGTTTTTTATACAGCAATATATGCTCAGGAAACATTTAGAGAGTTTAGTGTTAAGTATGCACCATTGTCTACTAAAGCTAAAATGATTTTCCATGAGGGAAGTGATTTACTTTGCTGTCTTAGAATAGATGGTGAGCCTGAGGCTTGGACTACAGAGTATAGAGATATTACTAATACGGCTACGATAGATAAGAAGGGTAACTTATGTTATGTTGTGTTTAGTACTGATGTTTCTTCTGGTAATAAATCTTTATCTCGTGGTAAAGCATATAAGTTAACCTCAGATACTATTGATATTACTGTATCTGAAAATACTAAAGTTGTGAGAATGTATCGTGATTAATTTTATTAAAGCAGTTTATCATTGCAATAAACTAAGAACAGATAAACCAGAAGATAAACCTAAGAGAGTTTCTAAAATAATAAATCTATTTGGAACAAAGAGATACTTAAAGAAACGTGCTAAGTTTTTTTCTAATCCAGAAAATACAGAGTTATTATATCGTAAAAAAACTTTATACACATTGCTTAAAGATTATAAACAATTTCGTAAGTATAAAGAAGGAACTTTAGGAAAAGAACTTTATAATTTTTTAAGTTCTGAAGAAGTTGATTATGCTAAAGCAATAGCAGACTTTGCAGGTTTTAATGATGAATATGGCAAACGTGAGAAAAGCATGCACGATATTATACATGTTGTCTTTGGTTATAGTCGCTCTCGTTTTGGAGAAGGAGCCACATTAATTACAGATTATTGGCAGGGTAATTCTTTTGGATTTGCTTTTATTACTTTACTAGCCCTTGCTAGACAGAGCATATTACAGCCTTCAGCTGCCCCTATAATCTTTACTGCGCTTAAAGATATATATATAAGACAACAAGGTATAGGCTTACATTTATACCCTTTTGAAGATAATTTAAAGAAAGATATAAATCAGGTACGAAAAGAACTAAGGATACCTAATAAAGGAAAAGCTACGCATCTTCTTGATAAGTATTCTTCATGGGGATGACATTGTTTATTTCAGAGTTTTACTGTATAATATAACAATATATTTTACATTTAGCTTATAGGATAATAATAACATGCAAGAAGAAACAAAACAAGTTATAGATGTAACAGCAGGCGGCGTAACACTAGGGGCATATTTTGCCTGGATACCAGAGGCCACTGCGGTTGCTTCACTTGTCTGGGTACTTCTACGTATTTGGGAAACTGAAACAATTCAGAAATTAGTAAATAAAGAATAGGATAAAAAGATGGCATCAACATATACTTCACGTATTAGGCTGGAAAAACAAGGTGATGGTGAAAACGCTAACACATGGGGATTAAGACTTAATCAAAATACTATTGACATGGTTGATGAAGCTGTAGCTGGTTATGAAACCATTAGTGTTGATACTTTATCTTCTATTACATTAACTAGCAATAATGGCACAGAAGACCAATCAAGAAATTTTGCATTAAGATTTACAGGAAATTTAAGCGCAACCTGTACTGTCGTTGCTCCTGCTTCAGAAAAAGTTTACTTTATAAGCAATGAGACAACAGGTGACCAAGACATTATAATTAAATCAGGTAGTGCTTCTGAAACTATTTCTGTAGGAAAGCCTGCTTTAGTTGCCTTTGATGGTACAAATTCTGTTAAACTTCAAGATACAATTAATCCTCCTGAGTTTGAATCAGGAACATCTTTGCTTTTTTATCAAGCAGCAGCTCCTACTGGATGGACAAAGCAGGTTATTAATGATAAAGTTCTCCGTGTAGTTAGCGGCTCTGGTGGCAGCACTGGTGGTACTACAGCTTTTAGTACAGTTTTTTCTTCAAAAACTCCAGCTGGCACAGTGGGTGTTACTGTATCTGGTCACGCTCTTACTGTTTCACAGATACCTGCACACAATCACCAATGGTATATTGGTACAGGTGGTGGTAGTGGTGCTAATTCTACTATTGATTTTTTCTTTGGCACACCTACTTCTTCATATAATAGTAGTGGTTCACCGTCAGGTTTTACAGGTGACCCAGATTACAACAGTTATTATACAGGCGGAGTAAGAAATTTAGGCGCAGCTTCTACACACACACATAGTGCCACAGCTACATTTACTGGAACAGCATTAGACTTTGATGTTCAATATGCAGATGTTATTATTTGTACAAAGGATTAATAAATGAAATTAGAAGTTAAGGACAACTGTCCTATAAATAATTTTGAGCCATGCAAAAAACTTGAATGTGCTTGGTTTATTCAAATAAAAGGTACCAATCCTCAAACTGGTGAAGAGGTTGAAGACTGGGGCTGTTCTATAGCTCTCTTACCTATTCTAGTGATTGAGAATGCTAGGCAGTCTGGGCAAACAGGAGCAGCAGTTGAAAGCTTTAGAAATGTAATGGTTAATCAGCATAAAACACTTTTAGAATTAGCAAGTTCTGGAGAAGTTGAAACAAAACTTATTAAATAATGGCATCAACAGATTCAACATTAACTACATTAAAGTTTCTTCCAGGGTTTAATAGGGAGAGTACTAGATATGCTGAAGAAGGTAAATGGTATGATGGCAACCGTGTACGTTTTCGTGAAGGTAAACCAGAAAACTTAAGAGGTTATAGTAAGTTTAGTGAAGATATTATTAATGGCATTGCTCGTGATATGCTTTCATGGACAGACAATGAGACACGTCCTTATATTGGTATAGGTACAAATTCTTATTTATATATCATTCAAAACGAAACTCAATATGATGTTACTCCTATTGTGACAGCAGTTTCTATTTCTGGTAACTTTGAAACATATACAGATAAAACATTAGTACGAGTAAGTATTAATAATAATACAGTATCTACAACAGATAGAATTGAAATCAGCGGCCTTGCAACTATTGGTGGTAATTTAAATATTAATGGTATCTCAACTGTTGTTAGTGTATCTGGTATTAATAGCTATTATATTGATGCAGGAGTTACTGCAAGTTCTGCTTCCTCAGACCAAGGAACTACTGGTATTATATCTAACTTTTTAAATACACAGGAATCAAACGCTATTCAAGGACTTGGTTTTGGTGCTGGTGTTTATAATGCTGGTGTTTCAGTTAGTGGTGGAAGAGGCTGGAATGACCCTGCTACAGAAAGTAATATAACATTTCTACCTACTATGTGGAAACTAGATAACTGGGGTGAAGACTTAATGGCTTTACGCCGTGGTGGTCAAATCTATTATGCAGATATTGATGCTTCTCTTGTTCCTACTCGTTCGACACTTATTACTGCCTCTCCTACTGCCACAACATTCTTAGTGTCTCCTAATGATAGACATGTTATTTGTTATGGTGCTAGAGAGTTTGCGGTTACAGTAGGTGAAGGTATTAATCCAATGTTAGTTCGTTGGTCAGACCAAGAAGACTTTACAAACTGGACACCAAGTATTACAACTACTTCTGGTGAGGTAGTTCTTGCTGAAGGCTCTAGGATTGTAGGTGCTAATCGTTCACGTAATGCTATTAACATTTGGACAGACAGAGCAATGTATACTCAATCTTTTGTTGGTCCACCTTTTATCTTTACATTTACTCAAGTAGGTTCTAACTGTGGTCTTATAGGACAACATGCCGCTATTGATTATGATGGTGTTTCTTACTGGATGGGTGAGAATAACTTCTATGCTTTTGATGGTCGTGTACAAACAATGCCATGTACCATACGCCGTAAACTCTTTGAAGACTTTAACTCAACAAACAAAGAGAAAGTATATGCAGGTATTAATGCAGAGTTTAAAGAAATCATTTGGTTATATCCATTAGCTAATAGCCCTGAACCTAATGCCTATGTTATTTATAATGTAGAAGAAAGAACATGGGTATATGGTAAGTTGTTTGCTGATGGTATTGTAACTACATTTAATGATAGGATTATATATCCAAATACACTAACAACTGGATACACTTCGGCTACTGCTTCTTCTTATGTTTGGAATAATGAACCTGATGATTTATACACAGGTGATGGAAAAGCATTGACTTCATATGTTGAATCAGCTGAGTTTGACCTTAATGAAGGTAAAGAACTTATGTTCATGGACAGGATTATCCCTGACTATACTTTTGATTTAGGTGAAACAGTTAAGATAGAACTTACTTTAAAAGATTATCCTAATGGAGCAAAGAAAGTAAAAGGTCCATATACTATAGGACAGAACACAACCAAGGTAGATTTAAGGGCTAGGGGTAGACAAGCAAGTGTTAAGCTTTCTGCTACCAATACAGGAGGCTGGCGTTGGGGTAGTGTCAGGTTGTCTTTACAACAGGATGGTAATAGATAATGGCTACTTATCCCAGATTTCCACGGTTTCTTACTATTAATACACTAGATGATTTCTATAGAGTTATTAGTACATATACTAATGAGCTTACTCGTGAACTTGATTTAGAGGATGCAAAGCAAACATCTGCACCTAGTACCAAGATATACACTGTAACATCTATTACAGAGATTGGGCGGCCTTCTGCAGGAGATGTCGCCTATTCTACTAGCTCTTCTATCTTTAGAGGATACACAACCACAGCCGCAGGGTGGGTAGATTTTAATTAAAGGTATGGTATAACAACAACAAATATAGTATAATAAAGGCAATTAAATAAGGGAAACTAATATGGCATACGGACAAAATATGAAGGCACCTATGGCAGGTATCACAGGTCTCGCAGCTTTAAAGGGCAGGCAGGGTGACAATACATTAGTGCACGTTAATCCTACAGAGTTAAAAGCATTAGATAACATGGCTCCTGGCGGTCTTACACGTAATCCATATACAGGTCTTCCTGAAGCCTTTAAGCTTAAAGATATTCTACCTGCTCTCGGTGCTGTAGCTGGTGCTGCGTTTCTTCCAATGATGATTCCTGCTTTGGCTGGTGGTTCAGCCTTAGCTGCTGCTGGTGCTGCTGGTTTAGGTGGTGCTGCAGGTACTGCTTTAGCTGGTGGTAATAAAGAAGAGATTATAGGCTCTGGTCTTATGTCTGGTGCTACAGCAGGTTTAGGTTCTTATTTGTCGGGTGCTGGTAAAACTGTAGGCGGTTTAGAAGATGCTGCTTTTGATAAGGCGTTAGGAGCGCAGGGAATAACTGACGGCGGTGTTACGGCTACACAAGCACAGTTAGACCTTGCTAATACAGCTGCTAGTCAAGCAGGTAATAAAGCTATATCGGCTGGTATTCCTACACAAGCTGAAATAGCTGGAAGAACAACACTACAACAAGCAACAGCAAATGTAGGTGGTCTTGGTGGGGCAGCAACTACAGGCTTAGCTGCAATGGCTCCAATGATGGCTCCAGAACAACCAGAAGAAGAACAGTATCAAGGTCCTATTCAGAGCATTGAAACAAAACAAACACCTACAGCCACTAGAGAAGACATCGATAAGTACATTAGACAGGGTGGCGTAACTCCACAGTTCTTTCAATCTACTGTCACAACACCTGGGATTTACAGAGCAGAGGGTGGTTCTGTAGCTCCTACTAGTGGTGAGATGTTTTCTGGTCTGGTACAAGGAAAAGGAGATGGTATGTCTGATGGGGTAGCCTTTGAAGTAGTTGGTGACCCTGATGTTGGAACAGCTATGTTAAGCCCAGATGAATATGTAATGGACGCACACACAGTCGCAGCTCTTGGTAACGGGTCATCCGATGCAGGTGCTGCTAAATTAGATGAATTTAGAAAAGCTTTGAGAGAGAAAGTCTATGGTAAGGAGAGCCAGC